CAATGAGCGTTATTTAGTATATGAAAACCAATTAGAGGTTGGAACTGATTTTGCACTACAGGGAGTCGGTAAAGATACTCGATCTCATGCGCAAAAAGTATTAGGAGCAATTAAAGGCTTACTTGAAGGTAAGTTTATTGAGGATGCTAGTTCTTATTCTATTGCAGGTCGTTCAATTACTAAATTAAGTCCGCAAGAACTTATAGATGCTAAAAATTACTATGAATCGTTAGTTGTTACAGAAATTCGACAACAAAGAGCAAAGCAAGGCCTAGAAACAGGTCAAGTTGTTCGTGCTAGATTTTATACAGGATTTTAAATGGCATTTTGGGATAGATTTATTAAAAGAAACAAAACTGTTAATGCAAAAAGAAACTTTTATGCAAGTAATAGCGGTAGATTATATGGCGATTGGATAAGTGGTAATACATCACCTGATGCTGAATTACAAAACAACCTACAGCTTATGCGAGATAGGGCAAGAGACCTTGCTAGAAATAATGGCATCGTAACTCGTTACCTACAAATTATGAAAGAGGGTGTTGTTGGAAACTCAGGTTTTAAAATAAAACTTCATGCTCGTGATGAAGATGGCACATTAGATGATAGCGGTAACGACATAATTGAAAGCAATTGGTATGATTGGGGAAGATCCCCAGAAGTAACAAATCAATATACAATGCACGACTTATATCAAATGGTTGTTGAGTCAATTTGTCGTGATGGTGAGGTTCTTTGTCAATTTATTAGAACAGAGCAAGGTTTAAAACTTTCTTTCTTAGAGCCTGATTATTTAGATAGTCAATTAAATAAAAATCTATCGGATACTCGTGAAATACGAATGGGAATAGAGGTTGATAAAAGAACATTGCAACCTTTAGGGTATTGGTTAAGAAAAATGCCATATTCTAATCCAGGAACAGTTGATTCACAGTTAACTAAATCAGTTAGAATTGATGCTCGTGATATGTTGCATATTTATCAACCTGAAAGATTTGGACAAACAAGGGGTTATCCTAAAATAGCATCAATAATGGTTATGCTTAAATGGTTAAATGATTACCAATTGTCAGAGTTGATTAGTTCTAAAGCATCAGCATCTAAAATGGGTTTTATTACAAGTCCTAGTGGTGATGGTTTTGCAGAAAGTTATCTTAATGGTGACGAGTATCAACCTGCTATGAATTTTGAACCAGGTACTTTTGACCAATTGCCAACAGGTTATGATATTAAGTTTTTTGATCCACAACATCCAACGTCACAAGTTAATGATTACATGAGAACTATGATGCGAAGTATTGCATCAGGCTTAGGCGTAAGTTACGCAAGTTTAAGTGGTGATCTATCTCAGACTAGCTACTCGTCAGCTAGAGTTGGCCTAATGCAAGAAAGAGATAGTTTTAAACAGATGCAAAGATTTGTTATAGAGCATTTTTGTATGCCTGTTTATAAAGAATGGTTGCTACAGGCTATGACAATAGATCAGTTTGGCATACCTGTATCAAGATATTTTAAATTTGAGAATAGTGCTAATTTTAGTGGTAGAGGTTATCAAAGCGTTGATCCTTTAAAAGAAGCACAAGCAGATATTCTTAATATTAATCAAGGATTAGCCACAATCCAGGATGTTCTCTCTAAAAGCGGAAAAGATTTAGCAACTCACTTTAGTGAAATAGATAGTCAGCAAGCATTAGCAGAGAAATTTGGAATAGACCTGGCTTACGAGCCTTATGGTTCTAAATTTAATCCACAAACAGGGCAACCTTTTGATGATTTAAACCTTAATGAAGATTCAGACGATGGAGAATAATATGACTGAAACTCAAGATGAAGTTGTTGTTGAAGAAGAAAACAATGATATTAGGAGCGAAGAAAACGAAGTTATCTTTACTCCAGAAATACAATTAGAAGAAACCTTAGACAATGTTGAGGTTAAAGAATTGGAAACTGTAGAATTTGAAACAAGAGAAGCAGTATTTCCAATAGAATTTAGAGAAGATGCACAATCACGAACTATGACAATGAGTGTATCAAGTGAAAGTCCTGTAGGGCGTGAATTTGGTAATGAAATTTTAAGTCATCGTGATGGAGACATTGATCTTAGTCGCTTAATGAATAAAGCACCATTGCTTAAAGATCATGATATGCGACAGCAAATTGGCGTAATAGAAGATGCTTACCTGGATACTCAGCGAGGAAAGTTGATGACAAAAGTGCGATTTGGTCGTGGCACTTTAGCTTCAGAGCAATTTCAAGACGTGCAAGATGGTATTCGTACTCAGGTGAGTATTGGTTACCAAATAAACCCTGATAGCTTTGAAAGAAGCGAAGATTCTGATGATGTAATAGTTAGAGACTGGATGCCCTTGGAAGTATCGTTGGTCTCGATTGGCGCTGACCAGAATGTTGGTTTTTCGAGGAGTTTATCTTTAAATACAACTAAAAAAGAGACAATAAAGGAGCAACCTATGTCAGAAGAAAATACAATAGACGTGGAAGAAACCATCAGAACTAAAACTGATGAGTTAATGAAACGCCGAGATAAAGAAATCGCTGAGATCCTAGAATTAGGCGCAAGGCACAACAAAAGCGAATTAGCTAAAACATCAATTCGTGATGGAGTAGACTTATCAACATTTAGAGGTTCATTATTACAAGAAATCGGTAATACACCTTTAGAAACAGAAGCAATTGGTCTTAAAGATGAAGAAACAAGATCATATTCTATTGTTAAAGTTGCAAAAGCTATGGCGCATCCAACTAATGCTCAATATCAAAAAGATGCTGAGTTTGAGTTTGAATGTTCTCGTGCTTATCAAGAAAAAACAGGCAAAGAAACCAAAGGCGTATTTGTACCTGAAGAAGTACAAAAAAATTGGGTATCAAAAGATGTTTCACAAAGAACACTTAGCACAGCAGGTGGCTCAGCAGGTTCATTAGTTTATACTGATTTAAGATATAATGATCTTATTGAAGCCTTAACACCTTTCTCAACTGTTTTATCTGCAAATCCAACAGTATTATCAGGATTAACAGGTAATGTTTCAATACCAAGAGTTTCCGCAACAGCAACTTCAGGTTGGGTTGCTGAAGGCGTAGCCGTTGGTTCTTCAGATCCCACGATTGGTTCAGTCAGTTTGTCACAAAAGACAGGCGGAGCATTTACTGATGTTACTAGAAGTTTGATGACTAATACTGATGGCTTTAGTGTTGAAAACATGGTTAGAAATGACCTTGCTAGATCACTAGGTACATTATTTGACCAAGCATCATTAAATAATGGTGGAGCTGGTGGTTCGCCAACAGGTATCGAACAAACCGCAGGAATTAATGCTGTAGCTTTTGGTGTCGCAGGTGCGCCTACTTATGCCGAGATTATATCTATGGAAAGTTCAATCTATCAAGATAACTATGATTTAGGAACAGAAGCTAAGTTTATTACAACTCCTGCTCTTAACGGTTATATGAAAACACTTGCCACGAATGGGGCAGGTAGCCCAGTCGCTAGTCGTGATGGTGAGGTAGATGGCTACCAAGTTTTAATTTCTAGTCAAGTAACTGCTAACTCAATAATTCTAGGTGACTTTAGTCAATTCCTAGTTGGAGTTTGGGGTGGATTAGAAATTACTGCTGATCCTTACGCATTATCAACATCAGGTGGTATGAGAATTATTGCTCTATCATCCGTAGATTTTGCAGTAAGAAATCCAGTAGCTTTCTGTTTAGGTGCATAATTTATGGCCTTAACCCATAAAGACTTTATAGGAGGGGATGCGGTGAAAACCGCATCCCTAGTTCAAATGAAAATTAAAATTATCAAAGCAACATCAGTTGAAGGTAAAATTGTAATGCCTGGAACTGTAATTGAAGTAGATGGCGAGTTTGGTTCAGAATTAGTTAATTTTGGAAAAGGCGAAGTAACAACTGCATCAGTTAAAAAAGAAAAGAAAACCAAGGACAAAGCCGTAAAAAGTGATGACGTGACAACTCGTGACTAATGTTCGAGTGTTAAAAGCATCAACCATTAGTGGTGAAAAGAGAAAAAAAGGCGATGTTGTTGATGTCGTTCCTTCTAAACTTGAAAAGCTAAAAGCTAATGGATTGATTGAAGATATTAATGACGAAAGCGTAATTGAATATGCGCCTGATAAACCTTTTGAGGAAAAAGATGTCATTAAATCTGTCGAGTAATGCTTTTTTTGAACTGTCTGATTTTGCTGTTAAGTGCCAATGG